CCCCGCTCACGCGGGGTACCTGACATGAGTCGCACAATCGTGTGTCCCTCTTCTATGATAAGCCTAGGCTAATAGGGTGGTTGACGATGTATGCAAGGACTAGATCCTTAGCCCGTCCGATGCACGTAGGTACTCAAATCTACGTGCCAACGAAGGGTAAGGGCCCTGTATACAAATCTAGAGGATTCAGTAGATGTTCGGATATCGTTGGAAACTATCCCAACGCTAACGGACTCTCTATTGAACACTTCTACCTTTCCCAAGTCGGAACTATTTCCGGCAAGGAATTGGCCTTTCCGATCTATGAGTGGATTGATTATCCTTATGATAATCAACCCGGTTACCCAACGATCGGAGCGGGATCACCGCCCCATGATAACACGTTTTATGCAACTTCAGTTGCGGCTAGCACATCGCCAACAAGACCGGCGGTGAGTGTGCCTAACATGATTTGGGAACTTATTCCCAAGAAGTTGCACGAAGCTGGAGGTAGGCATGCCGGTGGCGAAGGCCAGCGGCGTGCTCACAGCAAGAAGTCGAAAGGCGATAATTCTATCGCTGAATTCAACTTCGGCTGGGACCAGCTATTTCGCGACGTTGCTCGGATCTTCAAGTTCCAGGAAGACCTCGATAAGAGGATCCAGGAATTAAATCGGCTCTACAGCCGTGGAGGCTTGACGCGTAAACGTGTTGTGTGGACTGCCACATCGGCACCAGCTGTCACTGCGGGTCTAGTCGTTCAGACCTTCAATGCCACGGTGAGAGTGACGCGTACGGCAACCACCTCTTATAAGAAGTGGGTGTCAATCCGTTGGAGTTATCCAACTGGTACGCCAATCCCCTCGGATACTGAGCGTATAGCGAAAGCTAGGCTCCTTATCCATGGATGGTCTAACGCACCCGCTAGGGTGTGGGAGGCCCTCCCGTGGAGTTGGATGATTGACTACTTCGCCAACATTGGTGATTTTCTAAACGCCAATGGCAACGAACTTGGTCTTATTCCAACCAACATCTGTGTGATGGATGAAACCCGAACGGTGTCGCAAGACACTTTAGAGTTCGTGGAATCAGGCTTCACAGCAGTCCCTGCCCGTTCTGAGTACATCTCTAAGCAGAGAATACTCGGTTCAATAGGCTTATCGGCCCATGTGCCGTTTCTTTCGGCACAACAAGTGACGACTCTGTCAGGAATAGCCCGTACTTACGGTGCTATCTGATCGACAGAAAATCGGTCACCTGACAGACAGGAGTTACCAATGGCTTTCGGTGCAACACTTACGATCACGGTGAATGCCGTGGCGAAAGTGCTCGATCGAATCAACCAGGGCAATTACTCTTCTGAGTATTTGTTCGCAACTGCTACCGAGGAATGGCGGGTATTTATCCGTCATTCTAAGGAGACGCCCTCGAAAGAGGACGGCCGCTATTTCGAGCGCCATCAGTTTCTACTGAGGCACACGATCTTTGCGGTAGCTGGAACATCGCCCGAGCGTGTCAATGAGTGCTATACGATTTATCGTACACAGCACGGCAACGACATCACTCTCGCCAAGTACGATAGCAATGCTCTCGTCGATTATCTCGACGTTGCGCAAGTGCATTCGGACTTGTGGGGGTGGCTGAACTAGCTTCGGCTAGTTTTGGCCTTGGTTGGTCGCCGAAGGCCCTCGTGACATTAACTGAACAAAGGTGTCCAGTATGTCTAAGGGACGAGTCGGTGACTTCTTGGGGCTTTATCGCGCGCTCCTTGCGGATTGCGCGATGCATTACCCTACTCTCCGTCGTGGGTTTGAGAAGGACTTAGTCCGACTCACATCTGTATATGAGAATATGGGAGATCCAGCTTTCTTGCTGGTCCTTCCTGCTCTTGGAAAAGTTCTTGAACAATCCCTTGAGCAAGGGCGTCTCATGACTAATGGTCAGTCCCTTTCGAGATCGATCAACAGCCATACCAAAATCCCTAGACTATTCCAGGGGCTATGGTTACGCCTATTCTCGTTAGACGGTTGCTTGCGGCATGACATCGACGTGGATGCTCTCAGGCTACTAAGAACCCTTTATGGGGTTTCTCGGAAGTTTGAGACACCTGCACCCCTGTCTGCCCTATATAGGACAGTACAGGAGTATTTCGATGTTGACGGATCGCTCCCTCCGCCTTCTGCAGCTTGGGATAGTGACGGGATTGACCATCATCTTCTTGATGATCGCTCTCTCACTGACCTTTGCCCAGAGGACACAGGGCCTGATCTCTTCAGAAATGAAGAACCAGGTATCCGCCGTATGCTGGGACTCGTCCAGCTCGTCGCTGACCGAGTCTCCTGTGTCATCGGGGATTACATCCCCGACGACTACAGGTTCAAGCATGGACCTGGGGCAACCTCTGAGTTCGCAAGAGGAAAAGGATACAAGTACTCCTTTCCTTCTTGGTCCCAGAGACTACAGGCTGTTTTCCCAGGGGAAGTGTTCGCTCTTGCGAACACCTCCGTACTGGGAGGACGGTTCGAACTTACTGACGTGTATCCCTCTTTTGAAGGACACGCCAGACTGATAGCAGTTAAGAAGACATATAAAGCTCCTCGGCTGATAGCCGCGGAACCTACATGTCATCAATTCTGCCAGCAGAATGCAAGAGATTTCTTGCAAGATCGAATCGGGCACACGTCACTTCGACATTCGATTGACTTTTCTCGTCAAGATTTGTCTGGTGACCTTGCACTCCTGTCGTCCCGTACACGTGAATATGCGACTATTGACTTGTCTTCAGCTTCCGACAGGTTATCCTGTTGGCTTGTTGAGCGGATCTTCCGCAAAAACAACCCATTGTTAAGCGCGCTTATTGCGTGCCGAACACGGTATGTTGAAAATAAGATCGATAGAAGCATGCCGTCGCTGATGAAGCTACGGAAGTTCGCGTCTATGGGATCGGCCCTTACCTTTCCTATCCAATCGCTAGTCTTCTTCTGTATCTGTGTAGGCGCCGGGCTTTCGCTCGAACGCAGACCTGATCCTAAGAAGATCTGGCGACTGGCTAGACAGGTCAGAGTATACGGGGACGATCTTATCGTCCCTGTAGCGTGGGTACCGCGTGTGAAGGAGCTATTCCAACTCCTATATCTGAAGGTAAATAGTGACAAAACTTTCTCTGCAGGTAACTTCAGAGAGAGCTGTGGCACGGACGCATATGGCGGTTACGAAGTAACCCCATTCTACGTTACCCAGATGATCACACGAGCCTCCACTGGATCAGTCGTAGCCATGAAGGACCTGGCCAATAACGCCTTAATGAAGGGGTTTTGGAACACGTCTGGATGGCTAGCGTCGTCGCTTCCAAAGAAGTATATACGTTTACTTTCTTTGGTCCCGCCTGATCTAAGTGCCTTCGGTCTTATTACCTTTGGACAGCCTGTTATAAAGCGTAAGCGATATAACAGCAAGCTCCAGCGGTATGAGTTTCTAGCGTTAACCGATAAGTCGGTCACGAGAGGAACGCGCTCCGAAGGGTTTGCCAACCTTCTTCAGTACTTCACTGAAGATCCCAGTTCAGCCAGAGATATTCTCTCTGACTGGGAATCTGGTCGGTTTGCAAGAGCTGAGAGCAGGGAAGCTCTCAGCTGGGTAGAGTGTCCGGGCGAGATGTCCGTACACTTCTAAGGAATTGTGAAATTCCTTTCTGGGC